CACAACATGCTTTTGCTAGTTTAGCAGGAGAAAAATACGCAGCTATAGGAACAAGCAAAGGTTTATTTTTATATTATGGAGGAAACTTTTTTGATATTACTCCTTTGGATACAGCTATAACAGGAGCAACTTTTACAGTAACATCTGGATCTGCTACAGTTACAGTTAATAAAACAAGTCACGGATTAATTGATGGTGAGTACATAACTTTTTCAAGTGTAACTAGTCCTACAAACTCTGGTTATGCTACTTCTTTATTTACAGATAATACTTTTGAAGTTTTAAATTCACAATCAAATACTTTTCAAATAACAATGCCATCAAACTCTGCAGGAGCTAGCAGTGCTACTGGTGCTGCAACAATTAATCCATATGTAACAGTTGGTCCATCTGTTCAAACTCCAGGTTATGGTTGGGGTACATCTACATGGGGAGGAAGCACTTGGAATACACCTAGAGCAACTACCAATGTAGTTTTAGATCCAGGTCTTTGGTCTTTAGATAATTTTGGTGAAGTTCTTATTGCAACTATACATAACGGTAAAACATTTACATGGAATGCAGGAGCACCAAATGCTAGAACAATTAGAGCATCTACATCAACATCTGGTTTTTCTACATCGGCTAATCCTACAGCAAGTAGATTTACTTTAGTATCAGATAGAGATAGACATATATTTCATTTTGGAACAGAAACAACAATAGGAAGTGTAACAACTCAAGACCCTATGTTTATTAGATTCTCTGATCAAGAAAATTTAAATGAATATAACCCTACAGCAACAAATACTTCAGGTACTTTTAGATTAGATACAGGTAACGAGATTAGAGGAGCTGTTCAAGGTAAAGATTATACATTAGTTTTAACAGATAGTGCTGCTTACATTATACAATTTGTTGGAGCACCTTTTACTTTTAGTGTAAGACAAGTTGGTACTAATTGTGGATTAATTGGACAGAATGCTTTAAGTTATTCTAATGGTAGTGTTTTTTGGATGTCTAGTGAAGGAGGGTTTTTTGTTTATGATGGTACAGTTAAACTTCTTCCATGTCTTGTAGAAGATTTTGTATTTACAACAGGAGGAGATAATCTTGGAATTAATTTTGGAGCTGCAGGAATAACTTACGCAGAACACAATAGTCTATATAATGAAATTAGTTGGTTTTACCCTAAAGCTGGATCTACACAAGTAGATAGGTGTGTTTCATATAATTATGGTGAAAATTGTTGGACAACTAGTTCTCTTGCAAGATCTACATACATGGATCAAGGAGTGTTTGATTTACCTTATGCAACAGAATATAATAAAACAGCGATTCCTGTGTTTGATATACAAGGCATTACAAATACAGCAGGTTCTAGCACATATTATGAACACGAAAAAGGAACTGATCAAGTAAATGCTTCAGGAACAACATCTATTAATGCATTTATTAGATCGGGTGATTTTGACATAACTGCAGGAGTAAATAGATCAGGAGCACCAACAGGAATTGTTAATTATAGAGGGGACGGTGAATTTTTTATGTCTGTAAAAAGATTTATACCTGACTATCAATTAATCTCTGGTAATTCTAAAATAACATTATTTATAAACGATTATCCAAACAATACATCAACTAGTTCATCTCTTGGACCCTTTACAGTTAATGCTTCTACTGATAAAATAGACACACGTGCTAGAGGACGATTAGTTTCACTTAAAATAGAAAACGATGCTGTAGGTGAAACATGGCGTTATGGTACATTTAGACTTGATGCACAACCAGATGGACGTAGATAATGGCTAAAATAACTTCATACATACCAGAACCAAAACAAGAATACGATCCAGAAAACCAAAGACAAATTTTAGAGTCTCTTGCAACAGTAAAAAACCAACTTAATTTTTCTTTTCAAAATGATTTGAAAGAAGAACAAGATGTATTTAATTATTTTATGTCATGACAATACAATATAAAAACGCTACATTTGATTTAACTACAACAAACTTAACAACAACATTAAGTATAGCTACGTCTGCAATAGCTATTGTAAAAACAGTGCAAGCTGTTCATGATACAGCCAGCAACGTAGACGTGCATTTAGTTTTAAAAAAAGTAGGTGGGTCAGATGTTAAGATTGCTTATGAAGAACTTAATAAAGAAACACAAAATATGTTAAAGGGCACTATAAATTTAGAGGGTGGAGATGTTTTAAAACTACAAGCAGGTACAGCAAACGAGATTACTGGACAAATAAGTTATCTTCTGGTAGATAGATCTCAAGAAAATGGATAAAGATATAGCAAAAATTAATTGTACAACTGTTGTAACATACAGAAATACAAAAACAGGTGAGGTCTTTAAAGACAAAAAAGAAGGAGAGGATATCGTGCAAGATGTAACTGTGCAGGTTTCTCCAAAAGGTTTAGAGATTTTACAGAAAGTTATGAAAAAAGATAATGAACCAAAACCCTAAAGGGGGGACTGAGTTACAATTTGAATATTTAAAAAAACATGTTGATTCTAAACTTTTAGATCAAGTTCAAATATGTACATCTGTCCCAGAAAAAATACCTCTACACAAAGATAAAGTAAATATTCTTTGGCAAAAAAATTCTTGGGATCAACCCAACCTAAAACCATGGTTTGAAAATAAATCAAATCATGACAAATATGATTGGTATGTTTTTAATTCTAACTGGAACTTTGAACAATTTACAAAACGATTTAATCTACCTACAGAAAAATGTTTGGTTATTAAAAATGGTGTGGATAATATTGAACCTATCTCAACTACATATAGAAAAAAAGATCCAATAAAAATAATACATCACTGCACTCCATGGAGAGGTTTATCTGTTTTATTAGGAGCTATGCAATTAGTTAAGAACCCATTAATTAGTTTGGATGTGTATTCTTCAACTGAGGTATATGGTAAATCTTTTTATGACCATAATGATCATTATTACCATGAGCTATATGATCAAGCAAAACAATTACCTAATGTTAACTATATCGGATACAAATCAAATGAATATATTAAAAAACATTTGAAAGACTACAGGTTATTTGTTTATCCAAGTATATGGGAAGAAACTTCTTGTATATCTTTATTAGAAGCTATGTCTGCAGGTCTTTATTGTATAACAACAAATTTTGGTGCTCTTTATGAAACAGGTTCTGAGTTTCCAATGTATGTCCCTTACTCTAATGATTATAGAAGTTTAGCAAAAAAATTTGCAAAAAGTATTGATATTGCTGCACTATCTTTACACGAATCAAGCATCAAGGATCATTTAAAAATGCAAAAAAATTTTGTTAACAATTTCTACAACTGGAAAATAAAAGGTAAAAGTTGGACTAGATTTTTACAAGGAGCAATAGATGCAAAACAATAAACCTATCTGGTTCAATGAAGATACATATCAGACAATAAATCACGATAAAGTAGAACCTGAAACAATAGAGATAAATCTAGATAGAAAACCAATAGCTAAGATAATGGTCTGTACTCCTTGTCATAGTGAGGTTTCAATGCACTACACCCAAGCTGTGTTAAAGTTTCAAATGGAATGTATGAAACAAAATATATTGGTTAGTTTTAGTTTGTTAAAATCATCACTTGTTACACAAGGTAGAAACCTGTGTGTAGCAGAATTTATTAATCATGCTGATAATTATGATTACTTATTGTTTATTGATTCAGATATAGATTTTGAATCTAAGACAATATTTAAAATGATAGGAGCTGACAAGGATGTCATTGCTTGTCCTTATCCAATGAAAATGATTGATACAGATAGGATGTGGGCAAAATTACATCAGACAGAGTTAGTAAAAACAAAAGATGATTTGTTAAAGGCGGGTTACTCTTTTCCATTAAAAATGGACAACAAAGATAGAATAAATATAAATCATGGTATTATAGAGGTTAGTCATGCTCCAACCGGATGCATGTTAATCAAAAGAGAAGTTATAGAAAAAATGATAAAACATCACCCAGAATTACAGATATATCAGCCAACCATAGTCAATGGCAAAGAAACAGCAAAAGAAAATTTTTATAATCTATTTGATACATTACATGATTTAAAAACCAAACGTTATTTTGGTGAGGACTTTGGTTTCTGTCAAAGATGGACAGATATGGGTGGTAAAGTTCATATTTATGTGCTAGATTATATAACCCATGTAGGGGAGCATCAATATTGTGGTAGATTCTATGATCAATTAGAAGCTTTAAAACGTATTGACGATGAAGAAAAAACCAAATAAAATAACAAAATGGCCATAACAAACGCACAACAATACAAACAACTCGTAAACCCACCAATGAATGGTAAACGTCCAGGTTATCGGGGTGATGATGCAGCTAGATCTAGTGAGGGCACTTCAGCAGGAAGAGCTGATCCGGGAAAATCTGGTAGAGGTGATACTAGAGGTGATATAGGAAATGATAGATTAAGTGGAACTGAAGAAAGAGGTAATGATAATAGAAATTTTATAGACCCTGATCCAAATGTAAATAACCCTATAGATACTATTGCAAGCTTTCCTAAAAATCTTAAATTTAATTTAAGATCTGATCCTTTTTCAATTTTTACACCACTAGGAACAGCTTTAAGAACAGGAATTCAAACTAACGAAGCAAGAAAAATGCTTGGGTATACAAGTCCAACAACTCCAACTATTATCGATAGAGGCGAAGATAGTT